GGATCTGAATCTTCAAAACCTTCGATATCTAAATTCACATGACATTCTAATATTGTATATACATCTTCGTTTTGAGTTTTAGAAATACCTTCTAGTTCTCTTTCTTTTTTCTCAACCTCAGATTCTTTGTCTCCAGGTTTTCCTAAATCAATGTCTTTATAGAAACCTGCAATTTGTTGTTTACGTAATTCATTTTCAGAAATTTTAATTCGATGAATAATTGCTTCCGCATCATCTAATGAGGTAGCTGTGTACGGAACAATTAAATCATCTGCAGGAACGAACTTAGATACTGCTCGTCCTTCCACTTCATCATAGTAAACTTTTTTAAAAGTAGAACCGGATAAAGGTAAGTGGAATAACATAGAATCAAATTCTGGTTCATATTCTTTCATTTGATCCATGATTTGATAATTCATAAAATCTTTTACACGAGATGCTTGTTGAACTTTTTCTGGAGTTTGTAATCCAATAATCTGAGTTCTAACCGGTCCATCTGCTGGTAATAATTCTTTATATGCTAAAGCTTGAAACTGAGTAACTGCTTCAGCTAAAACTGGATGGGTTGCACCACTTGCTCCTTGAAAAGGTTCTGTTCTTTGATCGTATTTGAAACCTAATAAATCTAAACCTTGTGTGTAAGTTTTTTCCCAATCTTTTCTTGATGAAACATATTCTTGATATTTAGAAGATAGATCAGATGCCATTCTACCTAAAACATCATCTGGTAAAAATTCTGCTAAGTTTGCATAATGCTCATCTCCACCTTCAGGAGTCGCTGCCGCAGGGTCTAAATTAATATCAACCGAACCATCTTCATTCTCTTGAATGTCAACGGGTCCAGGGGATTCTTGCTCTGCTTGAACTTCTTCAATTACTTGTTCTTGAATTTCTTCTTGACCAGGTATATTAAATTCTTTTCGAGGTTCGTTTGGAAGAGCCTTGTCTATATTGTCTTCTGCCATTTATTTTTTCTCCAGATTGTTTGACTGTTGTAACAGTATTATATGAAATATTCAAGCCCTGAGGCGTGGGGCCGGATTTAGGGGGTATTGTAGTGGTTAATCGTTTAGTCATTAATCAGTTTCTTTACGTCTTCAAGACTATCCATAATTTCAAATTCTGCATCAATATCTACATCTCCTTCAGGATTCATTCTTCCTACTTCTTGAGCTTCATAATCAAACTCACCCGGATATTCTACTTCTTTACCGGTTTTAGGATCTATTCTTTTTTGTGGTTTAATGTAAACAATTTCAGCAGGTGCACCTGTATCTGTTTTAAATCTTGCAGTAATCGATCCACCATCTTCTAAAACTTCTGCACCTTTATATTCATGATAGGCACCCCCTTGTCTATAATTAGTCATCTCATCTAATTTTTTCATAATACCTTTATTTTTTACTGCATCGACTAAATTAAAAAATAATTTTTCTGCTTCAGATGCTGCTTTCTCAGCGGCGGGTACAACTTGTTTTGCTTTCTTCAATAAATTAGGTCCACCTCTTATTGCCATAATTCCTGCCGGTATCAATGCAAGTGTTTTTAAAAAATTTCTTTTTGAGAAACTACCGAGTCCTTTTTTAGGATTCTTAGGTCCATCTGCAAAACCCACACGACCACCTACTGCAAAGTTAGGTTGTAGACCAGATGGTAAATTAAAATATTGTTGGGCAGTTAAACTATTAGGATTAAAAAAATCATCAATACCAACAGCATTCAACCTTCCTTCTTCTTTTGCTCTGTCGTAAGCTTCTTCTAAAGAATAATCTGGGTTTGTTAAAGATTTACCAAATTCAGTTAATCCTTGATATGCATAACCTAAACCTTTTGCAATTGATGGAGGTGTATTTGGAAATCTAGACATAAAATCAAAACCACCTAATTGATGATAATTTGGAATAGATCCAACTCTTTTCAATCCTTTTGTAAAAAGGGAATGATCTAAAAAAGTTTTAAAAGGACTTTGTTTTGCTTGTGCTTCATTCATTTTATTAACCATCTGTGCTTCAGCTATAGCTCTTTGATTATTACGTTCTTGTTGTGCAGAAACTTTAGATCGATCTGGACCAGGACTAGATACGGATTTATCATTTATGCCACCCATCGTATCTCCACCATATCTATATTCTGCTCTACCACCTGTTGCAAGAAACTGTTGTGGTGCTGTTTTAGGTTCTGCTATCGGAGTAATTATTTCTTCCTTTGCATTTGGATCCTTATAAGGACTTTCACCAAAACCAAAAATTGAACCTATATCTTGAAACGTTCTTAGTAATCCAGGTAGACCAGGGCTTTCTGGAACAGTTGTTTCATCAAAACCTTGTCCTGCTAAATCTTGTGGTATGGTGCTTCTAATATAATTTTCAAAACCTTTTCTTGCTTCTTCAATTGGTATATTAAATTGTTGTGCAATCTCTGGCAGCATTCTTTTCATCTTTTCAAATTTATATGCTTCTTGTCCTGCTTCTAATAAAGGTGTTGCAACTGATCCTACTTTACCAACTTTACTAACAGCTTTAAACAATGGTGATCTTGCGACTGTAGGCACAAAAGAACTTGCAAGCCATTTACTAAAATTTTTACCTTTGCTTCCAGTTTTTTGATAAAGATTAAAAGCTTGAGAAACTTCGTCTGTAAATGCTGCAGGAAGTGTTACCCACAATGGACTATCTTGTTCCCAGTCTTGCATAGATGAAAACATAACTTGCATAATAGGTAAATCTAAACCAACCAATGTCTTTCCAACACCTTTTAAAACATCACCACCATACTTAGCACCAAATTCAGCTAGGTCTTTTGCTTGTGCTTGAACATACTTACCAATAAGTTCTGGATCCATTCCACTATTGAATGTATTAGACATTTGTTTAAAAACTTTGGAAACATTGCTTATATCTTCTGCAACTTCTGCAGTTGGTTTATTAGTTGCATTTGAAATTCTATTAGTAAAATCTGTGAACATATCTCTCTGAACAGCAAACTCAGGTCTGTCTATTTCACTAGCTCTTTGGACACCTTCTATATTTAAAAGTTCAGTAAATTTTTTTTCAACAGCTTCTTTTCCAATATCAGAAACTTTTCTAAGTTTTCTTCCTTTAACTAAAATATCATTTGCTAGTTTAACTTCATCATTAAATAGTTTATTTATGTCTTTTGTAAAATTATATCCTGACTTTTGTAAATACAATTTTGATTTAGCGGGCGTCCAGTCTTTTCCTTTTTTTGTAAAAAATCCTGTGGTTGCTCTTTGTGCAGCGTCTGTAATAGCACCCGCAGCTCTATTTATTCTAGTCGGCATAATTCTCAAATTTGAAAAAGGTTCATTTTTAACAGAACCAAAATGATCAATCTCAAACGGATTTGTAGTTTCTGCATAACCAGCACCTTGAGCATATGCTCTAGTCATTAAATCTTTAAATGTAGTTTTTCCTTTTGTTACCGGATCAGTTACTTCTCTAGATAATAAATCATTCATCTCATCATACGATTTATAAATTTCTTTGAAGTCATCTATTTTTCTACCATTCTGTAATAGATCATAATAATTATAATCTTTACCTTTATATCTAAATACTGCATCTACATCATCAACTGTACTACTTGGTGGTGTAACCCATTCAATTTTATCTCCACCTTGAGCAATATGTCTTTTAACTGAATTTAAAATAAATCTTTCTGGTGTATTAGCTGATGAAGTATATCCAGAACTTGGAGTTATAGTTTCAGCCATTTCCATAACATCCGCTAAAGTTTTACCTTTATTGACTACACCTGATTTAAAAGCAGGGTTTTGTAATTTTAAAGCGACTGGTTTAAAATCTTGATATTCTGGTAATGTATTCAATATATCACTTGCTGTTGAATTAGATAAACCTGTTTGTCTTGCAATTGTACTAGTTAGATCAAAAACTTGTTCTACAGGAATATTTGGATTATTAATTATTTTATTAAATGCTTTAGTTATTTTATCCGATGCCGTATCTAATTTAGGTATATTAAATTTTTTATAATTTTCAAAATCAGTTTGTGCAACTTTTTTAGGTAAGCCAACGGTTTCTCTTAGAGACTGCATCTCTACAAAACCAAGATTGTTATTTGATTCTTCAATTAATGTTTTTAATCTATTATATTTTTCTGCTTGAGATGAAAATAATTGTTCTCTTTGTCCACCTAATCCTTTTTCTTTTTTAATTCTTTTAACTGTACCGATGTTTACATCTTTGTATTCTGGTATTTCATTTATTTTTTGTAGTACTTGATTATTAGATAAATTTTCTTTGAACAATTCTTCGACCTTTTGATCCAATCCAGGTATATCAACTTTAGGTCTACCATACCCTTCTCGTGTGCCAAGGTCTTCACCAGTAATTACGCCACCACCAATAGCACGATTAATTCTAGAAGTATCTAAATCAGATGGGACCATCTCCATCTCTTTTAATTTTTTTTCAATTAATTGACGACCAAAATCTTCATCAATATATTTTGATCGCATGTAAGATTTAATACGGTTGACATAATCTTCTGCATCGTAATTTTTAGTTACAACATTCTCATTAACTTCAGCATTAAATAATCCTGGAGATTTAATTTCAGCTTCTTCTCGTGTTAGGAATTCAGATGTAGGTTTTTTAGGAGGCCTAATGAGATTGGCTTTAGCTAATTTAAATTTGCCTATCTCCATTACATCCCCATTAAATACGATAAGCCACCTGCTGCTTGTTTAGTTCTATCTGTGTTTTTAGAAAATACATCTACTATTTCATCCAAAGACATTCCTTTTTTAGTCATTTCAAAAGCTTGATCTATCATTGCAATAGCTTCTGCTTGTCTTTGTGGGTCTGGGTCAGATGCAATTTTTCTTGCAACATCTAAATTTAATCCTGGATATTTTTTCATAAGTTCTAAACTTTTAGCAGTTATTGGTGCACCCACTCCTGATAATTCATCTAGTTCTTTTTTCATCTCTGGAGTTACACCATAAGCTTCATCAACATCGTCTAACATTTTTTTAACCCCTACAGCATCTTTAGTAACATTAATTTCATCTAA